GATGTATTTTCATCTTTAATTCCCCAATATGAAGCTGAGGGTAATGCATAATTTACTAAATAAGGGGATGTAGTTGCAAAAGACTTAATTGGATATCTAGGTTTTGCCGCTAGTCTATATCTCTGTGTTCCTGAATTTGTGTACTTTCCTTTATTGTTCATAATAGTAATTATTGATATACTATTGTTTAATACAGATAAACTCCCAGTATTATAAGAACTATCATCCCATTTAAATTCTAAAGAGGGAGGATATATTGTATTAGTATCTGCACCATAATACTTAAATCTAATAGAAGAAGAAGAATTAAGTTCTACATCATTAGATAGTTTTAGAATGAATCCACTATTTACTATTGTATTATTAACTTGTAACTTAGTAGCAGAGCTTACGTCTATATTTACATCATTATTAGAATTAAGTACATAAGAAGCTGTAGATTCTAGATTAGTAGAAGCTGACGCTGTGTACCAATTTCCCCCTCCATAAACTGTTCCAAATGAAGCAGTAACTCCCGCTATAAATAAACCAGTTCCCCAAGCATTTGTAGCTCCCGCAGAGGAATATTTCCAAGATACTCCTGTAGTATTTATTGGATAATCTCCAAATTTACCAACACCCCCATCCCATGATCCATAAATAGGGTAAGCGTATAGGCTGTAATTAACAGGTACTTCATAAGCATCTGCTAAATTTAACCTAATAGATGCACTATAGTTATATGATCCTATTTTATTAGTAATTACATCTTGAATTTCAGAACTATTATACTGTACTAGCAGTCTATTAATTTGTCGTACTCCAGATGTATCTAAATAGGTTCCTATTTCTATAATCTCATCCTTACCTGCATTTCCTGTAGGTACTTCTGTTGAAATAAATGTATCCTTTTCAGGAAATATTCTATATACTGCCATATTATAATGATGTAATACGTCCTTTAATATCTATATCTGGGAATTTTACTTCAAAGATACAAGGATCGTAGGATGGGTAAATTATATTTTTTCTAGCTGCTCCTAGTATTTCGTTTGCATATTGAGAATAATTCCCTCCTTCTTTATTGATTATATTTACTTTTTGTACTGTTTGAACTCCTTTTACTTTATCTAAAAGAGTATAGATACTTGATAAGTCTATAGGTTGATTAATATTCCAATTAGTTATATTAAAATAATCCTTTAATACATTTGTACAATTTAATAAAACACTTCTACCCGTATAATTAGGCTGTACTATTACATCAAAATCTACTTCTATATTAACAACGAAAGCATCTTGCATATTTAAAGCATCAGTAAGAATCATATATTGGGATAGGTACTGTTTTAAATTATTAACTAAATTTGTAGAAGAAGTTGTTAAATTTTTATTTATATCATAAGCTAACGTGTACATAGATAAAGATAGAGAATTACTATCAATAATACTACTATTGTTTAAATTTGAATTAGTAAGCTGATCCTGTGTTACAAATACTTTTGCTATAGATCCATACTTGGTAGGGAGGGATAGTGACCTAACTGTATAATCTTGTAAAGTAACGGATCTTCCTTGTTCATTAAAAGCTCTCATAGAGTTTTGACGTAAATCTTCTACAGAATCTCCATCACTTCCCCCTGTAGCTGCTTTTAGATTATTTACTATTACTGAATTTTGATAAGCTGTGTCCGTTGCAGATATTGTTATTAAATCTACATTATTTATTGAATTTGCAGGAACATTAGAAGATACGCCTCCTCCTACTATATAAGTTATAGTTAAAGTAGTATTAGAAGGAGCTAGACCGTAAGCTTTTGTAGATAAAAAATTAGAAGGATCGTACGCATAGTCTATTCTACTAACTCCTGTATTAATTCCAAATCCTACATTAGTTGGATCTGGTGTTATTATTGAATCATCCTGACCATTTATTCCTGCTCCAAATTGTATTGTTAAATTTCCATTAGAATCAAATCTAGTTGTAAATCTTCTTGGTACTTTTTGTAAAGTAAGTAAGTATCTAACTTTTGATTTATCAAAAGTATTAGTATTAGGAGTATCTACAAATACAGTATCTTGTCCTAAAAATGGAACCTCATACCATATATTACCATTACTATCTTTTATTGATTCAATACCTATTATGTTAGTATCAGATAATACTATGGTTTTAAACTTTTCAGCAGCTGCTATTACTTGTGTTGAAGTTTTTAATTCACCTGAAATAGCCTTAACTGTTTTTGTTAAAGTAAATGAAGTTGGAACTGTTCCAGATATAGTGGCTACTACTACGTCTGTAGGGTCATATGAACTAGAAAAAGAAAAATCAATAGAAGTATCTATAGTAAATTTAACATTATTTCCAGTTGTAGAGGATATTCTAGTATTTGGGGATATATGTAAAGCTTGATCCCAATTAGGATTTCCACCTATAGCTCCTACTGTTTGGCTAATTTCTACGTCAACTTCAGATGCTGCTATAATTTTAGGACGATAACCTAGCATATAGGCCATAGTATATAAACTACCGGGATCCTTTGCATATTGAATATAGGTTTCCTGTAACTGTATATCTTGGTAAAATGATAAAATATCCCCAACATAGGCAGCCATCTCAATAAACATCATACCCGGTGATGTAGGGGAAAAGTCATTATACGAATCAGGAAAATAACTCTTACTATACTCTATAAGTTGATTTCTATAATCTGTAAAATCTTTATTTACGTACTTTATATCTCTATCTTGAGTCATTATTGTTGAAAGTTTATTAGTAGTTGATCTTGTACATTTGTTTTATTTATACTATAAGTAAATAGTACAGTAACCATATTACTATCTTGAGCTTGCTGTATTTTAATATTTAATATAGTTATGTTACTAAACCAATTTAAGATACCTACTCTAATTGTAGATTCTATATTATCTAAAGTATCTTGAGTCATTTGCTCAAAAAGCTTGGAACGAATCCCTGCTCCAAAATTAGGATTTAAAAACCTTTCTCCAGTATCTGTTAAAAAGAAATTTATTAAATTTGACTTTAAAGCATCAGCAGTTGTATAAGTAGAGTTAAATACATTTTTAGCAGAAAAGGGTAAACTTACCCCCACTGCTACACTAGGTAGAAAATCTATAGGATTAATCTGCTGTACTTGAAATGCCATTATGCTCCGTGTCTTTGTTTATCCTTTTCTTGTGCTGCCTTATATATTGCTCCTGCTTTTCCTACAAAGTCAAGTTTACTTAAGTCAATTCCGGGATCGTATCCTTGACTATATCCACTATAATCTCCCCCATCTACCATAGATCCCATATCTAAAGCATGGCTTTGGTAGTCTCCTGATGCCATAGAATATTTTGTTTCATTTAATAAATCTGATATTGGATCTCCTGTTTGTGTAGGTCTACTTATCGTAGGTTTATAGTTTTCATATTTAGTAAAAGTACTAGAAACTTCTTTAATGGGAGCTTTTACAGATTCAGACAGAATCATTTCCATTTCCTCTCTAACAGCTTCTCTAACGGCTTCTTTAATTAAATTTTTTAAAAGGTCTACTTTCATATTAATAAATAGTTATATTATTTTTTTGTTTTATTGCTAAAACCTTTGATTATCTATTCTAAATTTTATCTCATCAAGTAATACTTGAGTAGAAGAGCTAAAAGAGGAATCTCCTTGAAGTATTACTATACCTCTACTATCTGTAGCAGTTGCATATCTTTTTGGAGCTATATTTGGGGAATTAATATCCTGTATAATTTTTAAAATATACCCTTTATAGGTAAAGTCAATACTAGGAATACCTTCAGATCCTGTGTTCACTGTAGGCTGTACTAATTTCAAAATTGTAGATAAATCAGCATTACTATTTATACTACATATTGATATTTTTGAATCTAATAAACTTAAAGTAGTTATTAAAGAATTAAGTGGAGTATTTATAGCAGTAATAATAGAATCTACTGCTTCAACATCACTTTCTAAAACATCTATAGTTTGCATTAAAGTAGTTATACCTTTACTATAGGAATTTAGTATGCTCATAGGAACTCCTAATCCCCCTGTTTGAGGAGGTATAATAGCAGTGGGAGTAGGTAAACTTGTTATTATATTAAGAGCGGTACTTGCGGCAGATATACTGGGCTTTATTGTACCTGATATTGTTTT